CTTAATGAACTAGTTATGTGGGATAGTTTTAGTTATAATGTAGGTATAACTACTTTCTATGAATTAGCAGGTTCTAAAATGCAATACACATCTAGGCGTAAAGTAAAAAGAGTAGGTACATATTTATTTACAATAGATTGGTGTGCAGGAGATTTTAACGAATTAAACTTTGGTTATGCAGAAAAACCAGATCAGCATAAGTGTGGCCATGTATTACAATTAGATGATGGTAATTATGCGATACAACCAAATAATAGACTTAGAGTATTTGATGCATCTATGGGTACAGATTTAGATAAGAAACCTATAATAAATAGATTAGTTAATACTAGAAGATGGTCAGTTGAAACTAGTTCTAAATGGATAACTGATGAACATGAGGAAGGCAGCTATGATTATCATTTTAAGGAGTTAAAAAATGACTAAGAAAAGTACAGTAAACAAAGCAGGTAACTATACTAAACCTGATATGCGAAAAAAGATATTTCAAAGAATAAAATCTCAAGCATCCCATGGTACAGCTGCGGGACAATGGTCTGCTAGAAAAGCACAGGCACTAGCTAAAGCATATAAGAAAGCAGGTGGTGGATATAAATCGTAATGCCGTTTCTAAGTAAAAGTAAATTTTTAACTGAAAGTAAAACTATTACAAGTACATCTTCAGATGCAAGTGCAGATTTAATATATACTTGTCCTAATAATTATAGTGCTATTGTTAAATATTTACATTTAAGTAGTGGTGTAGCCAATAACAAAAAAGCATATATACAATTTTATCATAGTGATGATGATACATATCATCATATTGTAAATGGACTTGCTATGGGTGCACATACAGCTACAGACTTAGTTAGTGGTAGTCAATTGTATATGCATCAAGGTGACAAACTATTAGGTTATATAGAAGCAACAATGAATTTGGATGTAACTGTTTCTTTAGAGGAATATTACGATCCATTAAGAGGATAAAGGAGAAAAGTATAATGGTTAAACTGAAAGGTAAACAGTATAAAATAGACTTTAATAAAAATAAAAAGTTAGATAAAGAAGACTTTAAAATATTAGCAAAAATAAAAAAGAAAAATGGCACTAGAAAAAAGTCAAAGATCTCTTAGAGCTTGGAGTAAACAAAAATGGCAAACCAAGTCTGGTAAAAAATCATCTGTAACAGGTGAAAGATACTTACCAGAGAAAGCTATAAAAGGTTTAACTGCTAGGGAGTATGCAGCTACAACACAGGCTAAAAGAAAAGGTAAAGCACAAGGCAAACAATTTGTTAAACAACCGAAAGGTATTGCAAAAAAAGTAAAAAAATATAGGAGTTTCACATAATGGATAAAAATAAAAAAACAGGATATGTAAAAGGTGTAGGAAATACTTCACAAAAAATACCATCAAAATTAGATACATTAAAAAAATTTAAAGATAAAGCAAAGTTAATGGATAAACAAAAAAATAGTACTAAACCAACTGGTAATATTAATAGAAAAAATAGAACGGATTTAATGAAATTAAAAAGAAAAAATAAATTAAAAATTTTAGCAAAAAAAAATATTAAATAAAAGGTAATTATAATGGCTAAGACACCTGCATGGCAAAGAAAAGAAGGTAAGAATCCATCTGGAGGCTTAAATGCTAGAGGGCGTGCATCTTATAATCGTGCAACTGGGGGAAACCTTAAGGCACCTAGTAAAAAAGTAGGTAATAAGAGGCGTGCCTCATTCTGTGCAAGAATGAAAGGCATGAAAGCTAAACTTACATCTAAAAAAACTGCCAATGATCCTAACTCTAGAATTAACAAAGCCTTAAGAGCTTGGAATTGCTAAATGCCAGTACCTGCTATAGCTGCAGCAGCAACCATTCTTACAGCAGTAGGCAGATTTGCTGCACCTTATCTAGCTAAAGAACTAGGTAAGGTAGGCACTAATAAGTTCATTCAAACCTATGGTAATGAAGCATTTACTAGTTTGAATCAAACACTAGCTGCTGAAACACCCATGGTTAATCAAGATAATATATCTATGGTTAATCCTAATTTTATGTCCACTGGTAGTGATGACGATGATTCTGATCTACCAATGGTAAGAGATCAGCAAAAATCCAACCAACCACAACAGGAACCTCCTGAAGATAAAGGGCCAAACCTTGGCACTGAAGTAGCTACCGAAGCTGCACTAGAAATATCTAAAAACTTATCCAAAGAAGAAGACATTAAATCCCAAACACAAAAAGCACTAGAACCCAAGGTAGAATTTGGGCCACTTACAAGTAGAGAAAAACAAACAGCACTGGCACTCATGGGCGATCAGCCAGAGTTCTATTCTCGTGTTGTTAAATCTATTAAAGATGCTAAACCAAATAAACTTACTAAAAATAAATGGAAGAGTTTTATACAAGCAGATAAAAATGAAATTAAATATCTAGGTTTAGATAAATTATTACAGGGTAATGAATCTATAACTAAGCAAGAGTTATTAGACTTTGTACAAGAAAAAAACTTAGCCCCTCACATTAATGTGACAACGGGTACATACGAGGATATAGCACCTGGAGGTATGGCAGGAATATATAAAGATTATACATTAGGTTTTGGTAAAGACGAAGAATTTACATCTTTTCAAATAGATAAAAGTTTTTATAACAATGAAAATATGTTTCAATCACAACATGGTAATCTTGAATATGGTAGTAATATGTTTGGCCATGCTAGAACACAAGTTGGAGTAGGTGAACCAGATTCACCACCTGCTGATTTTGGATCTAGGGGAAAAGAAATAACAGAAAAACTTAAAGATACTTTAATTATAGATGAAATACAATCTGATTGGCTACAAAGATTAAATAAATATGGGCCAATAAGTCAGTATAATATTGAAAACAGGGGTGACAGTTTTGCTGTGATTAAAGACGGAAAAGTAGTAGAAAGAATAACTAGTTTTGACCGTGAGCCAAGCATTGAAGTAGTAGAAGATATGCTAATAAATAGAGATGATAATGAAGAGGGAATAAAAGCAGCACCTGATTTTCCTATAGTTGAATCTAAGAAATGGGTTGAACTAATATTAAATGAAATGATTAAAAAAGCTGTGTATGATGGTAGAGATAGTATAGCTATAACAAATGGCCAAATACAGTTTGATCGTTATGATGGAATGGATAGAGAGAATGCTGAAGGTCTTAAAAAATTTTATGATGATATTGTAGCACCCCAGTTAGAGAAGATAGCTAAAAATTATAATGTTAAAACTGAAAAAATATCTATAGAAAATCCAGAAGAAAATGTATATGACCAAGATCTTATGGGAATTAATACCAGAATGAAAGAAGCAATGGAGGAAGGATATACATTAAAAAAAATAGAAGGTGGATTATTACAAAATACTATGTCCGATGAACCAGATCAAGTTCCAGATTTTTTTTCTATTTATAGTAACTCTGGTAAAGCACAAGGTTCTACTAATATATTTAATGTAATTGATCAAGATAATACTGGTAGAATAGAAGATGAAGCTAGAAATAATGAATATTTTAGGCATCCTAAAGATTACTATGTATGGGTACTAAAAGATAGCAAACTAGAAAAGGCTATTGATGATCATAATAGTGGTAAAGAAGATTACGTAAATCTATCACATGTATTTTTTAGAACGGAGAATAGGCCTACTGCTTTTGGAACTACTGAAAGAACTTCAGTAAAATTTAGCATGCCTATATCGGTAGTAGATGAAGATATAGAACCAGAGGCAACAATACCTGGAGGTACAGGCCCAGATGATATGGTTGATGCTGAAACTGTTAGAGTTTCAATGGGTGATATACCAGATAATACTAATTACTCTGCATTTTTAATGAATCAATATATTAAAAATAGAAAAGACTCAGAAAAATATGATTTAAAATATGAAGAAGATCAGCAAACTATTATTAAAATGGAATTACCTAAGAAACTGCAGAAAGATATACTAAGCAAGCCTATCAAACTAAGTAAAGCTAAGGCACAAACAGATAGGTTATTTGCATAAAAAAGGGGAGCCATAAAGACTCCCCCACAGCAAGGCAACACGACTAAATAGGAACCTAAGTTATCTTGGGTTCCTTTTTTTTTGGGCCTTACGATATAGTGACGGATCACTCCATCGCTTAGTCCAAAACCAACTACTTAATGAAACAGCATAACCTTCTAGTTTATCCATGACACAGTTATGCCAAAAGTAATATCTAAATTTTTTGTATAATCTGTTTGACATCATCTTGTAATTTTTTACCAACAGAGTTAGCATGATTAATTATAGATGCACACAAGTTAGCATGAAAGGGGTAACCCTTTAGAGCATCCCTAATTTTAGTAACAGGCTTTCCACCATAGTCTATTACTACTGCATTGTCTTTATTTAAACCTATTTTTAACTCAAATAAAATACCAGTAAACTTTAGTATTTCGTCTTCTTTCTTATTATCCTTTTCTTCTTTCATCTTTCTCCTCGCTTGCTTTTATAAAATCAGAACTGATTCTTGGATCTAATGGAGTAAGTGTAGATAGTTTATTCATTATATTTACAACTTCTCCATATGGTCTTGTCATTAAGTATCTCATTATATCCATTAGTTGTTCAGATGTAATGAGATATGTTTTTGCATTTGATTTTTCTTGTTTATCTTTACTCATAATCTCCCCTAATTATCGTTAAAGTATTTATTAAGGGTTTTTAAATTTTCATCTGCACTAGATATTTTATTTATTAATTTATCTAACTCTTCTACAAACTGTGGATGCTCACCTATTCCAACAGAAGAATTAAAATAAACAGTAGCACTAGCATATGCATCAGCTATATCTGCTTCATATTTTTTTCTTAGTGCATCTATAAGTAATTGTTTAAGATTCATCAGTATCCTCTGTATTCATAAAATGTTTTTTCAATTAAGTCTTCATCTAATAGATATGGATTAGCATTAGTCTTCATCTCATACAGTTCCCTTAAATCATTTATAGTTTGAGATAGTGATCTGTTTTGTTGAAGACATCCACATACTAAATCTACTACTTCAATTGCTGCTTGTTTTACTTGCCCCATAGTTCAGTCTCCTCTATTAGTTTAGTTAAATACCAGTTTGCTTTTTTTAGATCTTGTAAAGGTTTACCTTTGAATCTAAATCGACCAACGTATTTTATTATATTACCTTTAAGATAACCAGTAAACTCATCCTTAGTCATGTAATCTTTTATGACTTCAATAGTTTCTCTATTACCCTGTTTGTAATGATTAGGTGAATTTACAGGATCATTACTTAACTCATTTTCATATGAAATATCATGGCTATGATCTTTTTCATATTTGTAAGTTCTTTTACTTTCAATAGGTTTTTCAAATACATAATTATCTTCAGTCTCTAAAACATATTTGTTACCATTGTACATTATTTCTTGTTTAGTTTCTGCCATATTCTCTCCTAATAGTTTTAATATCAATAGTCTCTAGATTATAATTACCATCTTTAACTTCTCTTTTAACTATCAAACCACTCCACCACATATGCTGAGTATCTCTAGCAAAATGCTCTGGGTGTGCCAAGTAACACCCTGCTGATAAGCCATGTAACTTTTTACCATTAGGTAAAGTTGATATAGCATAATCTAATAAATGACTATGGCCTACTGTAGCAGAAACTTTGTGTTTTGTCAAGAGAGTTCTACCAATATTTTCTCCAGATATAGCTGACCCCATAATACCAGAAGGAAAATGATGTGCATAATGTACACCATCAACTACTTTAATTTGTTTATAAGGTACTTCTTGCCAACCATATTTTTTAAACTGTAGATCACTAATTTTTATAGTGCCATCTAATTCTGGATTTTCATCTACAAATCTGTCTATTCTATCCTCATGATTACCATGTAGCATAATCTTTTTAGGCTTATGACTACCCAAGCCTTTGTTAAATAAAGCTAGTGCATCATGTGAATGCTCCATATCTTTTTGGTATCTTCTACCTTCAAAAGATTTTTTACCTCTATCATAAGTAGATAGAGAGTCCATACTACAGAAGTCACCCATACATATTACATGTGTAACTTTAAAGTCTGCAGCTAATCTTCCTGCCCATAAGAATCTATCATTGTTTGCTTTAGGTGTACAATGAGGATCACCGATAACTAAATGTGTTGCCATTAGTTCAACTCCTTTTCACGTTTTTTTCTTAAGTATTCGATAAAGTCAATAACATTATCTTCCTCATCAAACTCTGCAACAGCATTCATTGAGAGGTTTGCTTTATCGGGGTTTCTTTTATCATCAGCAAAACCTTTTAATCCATATACAAATATACTTTGTGGATCTTGGGTTGCTGCTTTTATCATGCCTCTAGCTATTGTAGAGCATAATTCGTACTGTTCTGTGGTCATACTAGATCTACTATCCATAACTATACCACATGTAAAACCTTTTTCCCAGGGAGAAATAAGGACTTTGATTGCATTTTTAAGTGCTTCAGTTGTAGTTTTTTTTGCCATTATTTATACCAATATTTATCGTGATTATCTTTATTATACTCAATCACTTTGTGTTCATATCCTCTTTTCATACTGCTTTTGCCAAAGTGTTCTGCATTCTTTTCATTATCAAATAAATGATTAGAGAATATTTTATACTCATTATCTTTCTTACGTTTATATATTACAAAATATAAAATCATAAAACAAGTTGATGGAGAATAGACCCCTAAAACTACTCCCCATCAGTACCTGTGGTGTCATCCTTCTTGGGATTAGTAACTTCCGTATACCATACCCATTTAGGACTTTTACCTTTAGATTGCTGTTGTGGTAAGAACTGCAATCCACTTCCCCAACAAGGAAGTTTGTATGGGCAAAAGGAACACACTGTGCCCAAAACTCTGTTACCTGTAGGCTTGCCTCTAAATAATTCTTCTACATCATCAAAGCATTTTTTAAATGGTTCTTTAGTTTTTAATGCTTTGTAATTATCTTTTGCAACTCCAACATATTTTTCACTATGCTCATCTTGAACTTCTGGAGCCTCACAAACTGCCCACTCACCTGTAGATTTATTTATAGCTATCCAACCACCAAAAGGTTTCTTCATGCTCCCTGCATAAAGAAAACCTTGAGATGCATAACCAAAGGAATCTTTACTAACTACTTCATTGAAGCCTCCCTTTTCACCAAACTTATGTTCAAAGGAATATGGTGACGTACTTTTAATATCCCAAACTTTGTTATCAATTTCAACATCCAGTCTTCCAGACATAGAGTCTTCTTCAAACTTATACTTAACTTCTTTTTGTTCGCTATCAATTTTAACTCCTGCAGATTTTAAAACAAATATAGCAAGTGCTTCTATCAAATCACCAAATGTATTACGCATTTTAGCATTGTAAGGTTGGCCATCACCTTTAATACCTTTTGCTTCCATCTGTAACTGACATAAAGGTCTGCCTATATTTGACATTCTTGGTTCAAACTTATCCTTACGCTTCTCTGAGAACTGTTTGCGTAAGGCGTTTTTACACGCCTCACCAAACTCCTCCACTAAATCCTCAGAAATAGCTACAGGATTGCTAGATACTTTATCAAGATATATCTTGACTTTATCAAGTATAGTGTTCATTATGCTGTTAACACATCCTCTGGATGTTCGTCATCTAACTCTTTAACAATCTTAGCTGACTCAGCATCTTCACTATTTGGTTTCTTTGCTCTAGCATTTTTATACGCTGCAATAACTTCATCATTTTCTTTTTTGACAGCCTGTTGAAATACAGCTAGTGTATCCGTATCATCTTTTGATAATTCAATCTCTGTAGATGTTTTATCAGATAATACTGGCACGTAGAATGTATTCCCACCCCTCTTCTGCCTTTCAGTATCTATACTTAAATTGCATTTAAGCATGACTTTACCACTATCTTTTAACTTTTTGATAGCATTGGATACTGGTAGAAATGCAGTACCAGATACACGATATAAAGCAGGCAAGTTTTCCACTCTATGCTCTTTACCATTTGCAAGCACACCATCAAAAGTTACAAGTCCATACACTAATCTATAACATCTTATAGTTCTTTGTATAACTTGTTGATCTGGAGTCAGTGAGTTTCTTTCTGC